CAGCAAGTCCCCCGTCTGCTCTGCCGTAAGGCCGAAGCCGCGCATCGTCGCACCAGCACGGGCGGCGGCACTCGCAAGGTCGGTGCCTACGGCTGCGGCGAACTTGAGGACGCTCTCCTGCATCCCCTTGATGTCGCGTTCCGCGAAGCCGAGTTTGGCGAGTTCCGTCTGCAAGCCGACTACCTCCGAAGCGGTGTATTGCGTCTTGCGCCCCAAGTCAATGGCCGACTGCGTGAGGCCCTTTATCTCCGTCGTAGTCTTGCCGAGGACGGAGGCCAGCTTGCTCGTCGATGCCTCAAAGTTCGCCAGCGTCTTGAACGTGCTGCCGAGGACTTTCATAGCCGCCGCCACGGTCAGCACCTTCGCCGCTACGCCCTTCATTAAGTTGCCGAACTTGCTGCTCTTTTTCTCGGCGCTATCCATCCCCCGCTGGAAGTCATCCGACTTCAAGCCGAGCTTTACCCATATATTACCTAAAAGGCTCATTTCCTTATACTTGCAAATAGTTTGTTCAACTTCGCCTCATCCTCTGCGCTTACCGTGTACACCACCAGAGGCTTGTCCTTCTGCATCTCATCATCGCCCGGCAGGGGGAAGAACTTGCGCGGGTCGCGCTCCTTCCTCACTCCTTTGCCGAACACGGGCGCGAATAGGTAGGTAGTGTGTGCGATGAACCTTGCCCTCACCCACTCTGAGTATTCCGCGTCCCGATGCCCTTTCTCCAATGCCCGCAGTTCCACCCACGACGTGGTTTCTGCCTCGCGTTCCGTCTTGCCGCATACGCCGATTAGGAAGTCCCGGCGTGGCTCCCACGCCTCCAAGAGCGAAAGGTCACGGCTTTTTTTTTACCGCCTGCCGCCTTGTTCTCTGCCGCGATCTCGTCCAGCGTCTTGCCCGTCTTGAACTCCACGATAAGGCGCAGCAGTTCCGCGAAGCGTGCCTTGCCTTCCCCTGCCGCCCACACCTCAAAGTCGGCCAGCGCGAGTTCGTGCTTCGGTCGCTTTCCCGTGTCGTACTGCTCCACATCCAGCGCGTTGAGGTACGCCAGATACACGTGCTTCACGTAGATTTGCCACACCTCTGCGGCATCGTCTGGGTCGTGCAGCACAAGGTCGAGCCTCTGGACAAGGCTCTTTTTGTATAGTGAGGGGGTGAAAAGTAGCGAAACCTCCACCCCCTGCACCTCAATCGTTTGTCGAGGATTAACCATTGTTTCCGTTGGTTAACTCATCCTTACGCGGGGAAGGTCATAACGGGAGCGCCGCTACCCGTGAAGGTAATCTCGCGGGTGATGATGCCGTTCCGCTCGGCGGTTTCGCTGATGGAAGTGATGATGGCCGTGCCAGCCATACCTTCTGCGATGGCGTTCCCGCTTCCGAGTTCGCCGATGAAGATGCTCACGGCATCGCCGTTGATGAGCGACTGCAAGAGGGCCTTCTGCTGCGACGATGCTGCGTTGTCGAGGTTGAAGGTGGCCGTAGCCGTCCAATTCTTGTTCCCGCTGATGAACTGATCCCACTCGGTGCTCTTGTCGCTTGCGTCGAGGGCGTTGTTCGTGTAGTCGATACTGTTGGACTGCTCTCCCGCAATCCAAGTGCGCGTGTTGCCGCTTCCCGTGGTCAGATAGACGCGCCGTTTATTTCCGCTTTTTACTGCCATTGTCGTATGTTTTAATTTGGTTATTGGTTGCGTGCTACGTTGGCGCGGAACTGCGTCCGCCGCCGTATGATGAGAAGGTCGGCATCGCCGACTTCGTTGATTTCTTGACCGAGTTCGCGGTAGATTTCCAGCACCTGCCAGCCCGTGACCGTGAGGGTGTCGCAGCCCGTGAGCGCATCTTCGATGGCCTCCGCGATGGTCGCGGCCTCGGCATATCCTCTGTTGCTGATTGCCTCTATGATGAAGCCTATCTCCCGCACATCGTCCCCCTTGTCTATGGGGCCGCTCTCCGTGACATCCGTGATTTCGACGCGCGGCCAATCATTGACCGACGCGCTGACGGGATAACCGAGAGCCGCAAGTTTCGCCGTGAGCGCCTTGCGGAACGGAGCCGCCGCCGATTGTACCTTTGTTGCCATAGCTATTTCGCTTTGTATTTGTCGCAGACGGCGTTTATCTTCTGCTGCATAAACTGCGCAATCTGCGTCCTATATTCGTCGTATGCGGGCTTGAGGAACGGGTGGGGCTTCGTGCCTTTCTCCCCGATGCTCTGGGCGATGGCCCACGCCATCTGCCAGCGTGCGCGTTCCTCGTCGCTCATCTTCTTCTTGAAAAGACGAAGGCGCTTGCGGCGCTGGACGGTGGACTTGACCTCCTTGTTGTAGGCGCGTGCCGCCTCCTTCCTCTCCGTGGGCGTGAGTTTCTTCTTCTTAATCCAAGCGTAGATTACATCCACGGGAGGTATCTTGCCGCTCTTGCGGCCATTCTCCACCCAATAGGCGTAACCCATATAGAAGCCCGCATCCACGGTGTTGTCGGGTTGTATGACCGTCCTACCGCTTGCGATAAGGTTGCTCGTCGCATAGTTGCCGTTCTTCCGCAGCGTGCGCTGGGCCTTTGCGACGATTTTCATACCGTAAGCCGCGAGGCCCTTGACGCTCTCCGCAAGGAGTTCCTTCGTGAAGACCTTCATATTGATACGGAGGTCTTTGAGGCTCTTTTCGTCAACGTAGAACTCGCCCGTCATACTACGGCCCTCCTGCTTGCAAGGACGCGCAGCCAACGACCGCGCTGCCCTTCATCGTCACGGCTATCCACCGACAGTTCGATACCGTTCCACACGATGAGGTTGAACGGCTCGGCGGTGTAGCGCAGCCACACCTCGTATGCCTCAATCTCTGCCGTCTGGTAGTAGTTGACCTTCGCATAGCCCGAAAGCATCTGCACCGACGCGGGAACGACCGCGAAGGTGCTGCCAGCACTCAGCGACTGCATACCGTACTCGTCCGTAGCGCTCTCCCGTTGGATGAGCGTCACGGTTTCGCGTAAGGCACGCGGACGGAGGTTGTGCTTGCTATCGAACAACATAACTTGCGGGGATGCGCTGATAGACCTTCAGTTCTTCTTCGGTGTTGCCGTCATAGATGGCCGCAGCAGCCTCCCACACGTAGGCGAGAAGGCGGGCGGTGTCGGCGGGCTGGGTGGTGTACGTGACGCGCCAGCTACCCGCGTGGGGAAGGAATAGCGTCGTACCACGCACGGTGCAATCGGCAACGACATCTTCCCCCGTGGCCAAGTCCTCGACGCTCGTCACGCCGGAGATGATGGGTTGCCAGAGTTGCATTTGGCTCCCCTCCCCGTCGATTACGATGGTGCACGGCAGCAGGGCGCGGTCGGCATACTCCTGCACGCGGATTGCCGCCTGCTGCAAGATGCTCGATAGTTCCGTGTCGTGGCCGTCCCCTACGATGTTGGCGTAAGCCTTAAAGCCCGCGAGGGTGATTCCTTCGTTTGTGCCGATTGCCGTGTAGGTCATAACAGTACCCAATAACCGAGTTTAACCATTTGTTGAGCGACGGCGGCGGGGCGGCTGAGCACCGCCCCTTCTTCGATGCCGTCGTGGGCCTTGACTACGCGCACACGCACGAAGCCGTCGGCCTTGTTCGCAGCAGCAGGGCGTACCGCTTTGTTCTCACGCTGCGGTACGACTGCCTTTGCTTCTTTGGGTTTTCTTGCCGCCATAGACTACTGGCCGCTACCCGAACCGCTACCCGAACCGCTGCCAGCGGTAATCGCTGCGATGGCCGTTGCGATGTTGCTGACATAGATGACCGCCTTCTTCTTGGAGGACGGGACAACCAGCTGACCGCGCCAGCGGAGGTACATCACGTAGGAGTCGGTGGAGGCTACGCGCTCGATTTCGATTTCGAAGCCGAGTTTTTCGTAGAGGTCGAACACGCTCTTGTCAGCGACGAGCAGCGTGCCAGCCGTCATCTTGTTGGTGCGGATGACCTGCTTGCCGAGGAACGTGTAGATGCCGCCGTTGTTGTACTCAAAGAGCAGACGGCCATTGGCGTCCACCATATTCTTGTACTTGGCGAAGTCGCTGGGGTTGATGTAGATGGTGTCGGCGAAGTA